TTGCCGACGTGCGCGATGGCAACCCCGCTGGTCAGTATTTTATCTGGTGGCGCGGCAATCAGATCGGCTGCGTGACGGAGGTTGCTAATGGGTCGCGTTAAATCTGAACTTATGACCGATGGGCCAGACGATGAACTGGTACCCACCCCCATTTCGCAGGTTGTGGACAACATCCGCAACTGTGATTTACCAAGAAACTCGGTAGAGCGTCACGAGTACCTTAAAACCCAACTAAAGGAATTAATGGATGGAATCAAAACAAACCTTGATTAGCGCACTTGTGAAGGCGCAATCACAAATGTCCCATGCGGCATTTGACCAAACCAACCCACACTTTAACAGCAAGTTCGCCTCGCTCAAGAGTGTGATCGACGCTGTAAAACCAGCGCTCAACGCCAACGGCATCGCATTCTTACAAGAAGCTGTGCAAATCGACGGCGTGACTCATATCGAAACGGTGTTCTATGGGTATAACGACATGCTGCGAACTGGGCCTGTGCCTGTTGTAGCCGACAAGCAAAACGCGCAAGGCTTCGGCAGTGGGATGACCTACGCAAAAAGGTATTCGCTTTCCATGGCACTAGGGATCGCCGCAGATGAGGACGATGATGGCAACGCGGCGGCAAAGAACACTACTGGCCGAAAGCCTCAGTCAGTCACCAAGACTGTCATCCAAGAGGAGGGCATCAAGGTCGATGAGGGAAAACGAACTAGTTATATTTCCCTTCTAACCGAAGCCACTTCCGCCGAAGATCACGCAGGCATGAAAGAACTGCTCGATGAATTACGCAAAGACAGTGATATGAAGCTAGCGGTGTGGGCAGAGCTTCCTAGCAACATCCGATCAGCAATCAGAAAAGTGGAGAATCCCAAATGAGAAAACCAAGACTCGGCTTTAGTAGAGACATCTACGAAATCCTCGAAGAGCATGGCCCAATGGCCTATCACGGCATCAGGCAGCAGCTGATCGCCAGAGGTTCAGAAATGAAGCCAAAGCAAACACGCTACGCCATCAGCAACCTTTGCCAAAGAGGTTACGTTGAACGCAGCAGGAAGGATCACCGCAGGTTTGAGATAATTAAAACCCGCAACATCGGCTTGGAGATTGCTGACCCTATACCAACACCCTCCCTAGTGAAGAAAACGCCGGAGAGCGTCGAAATAACGCCCACAGAGGGCTTATTTGGCACGAACCTGGAAGACTCTGCCATCGTCATTGTCATTGCTGTCATCACGTCAGCGCTAACCACCACCATTTTGGAAAACCTATGAGCTACGATAACGAATTGAAGATAAGCCTGTGGAAGAGTGACGGCACCAACGCCAAAGCTCCGATCCTTAAAGGCAAAGCGACCATCAACGGCACCGAGTACGACGTGGCCCTATGGAAGAACGACAGCGACAACCCCAGAGCACCCACGCTCAATGGCAAACTGCAACTGCCACAATCTCGGCCCCAAGCCGGTGGTCAGCCAGCGTTCAAGGCTGCGCTTCCACAAGAAGAGGACTGGAAGGAAGACATCCCCTTTTGATGTAACATTGCCGAGCGGGTGATTCAGGCAGGCGAGCGGCAGCGTCAGCCTCCCCTCGGGGCATGAGAGACAGGTCGCTTGCTTGCGGCCCGCAATATTCACCGCCAAAGCGATCAACTGCCGCACTCAAATAGGATATTTCACGGCTTGTAATATCCTTAACAAAATGGGAGATCCAGTGTATGGGCCTCCCAATTAGTGGAAAACATGGATAAGCACGACTTTACAGCGCTCTATGAGCAATGGTTCGCCCTCCACCCATTCAAGCGACGGGATTGGGTTGAATTAGGGAAAGTACACTATCAGGCGTTCTCCAGAGAGAGCGTGGCTTTGATGACCGAAGCGTTGGGGCAATTGACTGAGGAGATAGACAACTTCCCCTCACCCAAACAGATAAGGGCAAAGCTAAACCAGCTTTCTAGCAGCAAGACCGAAGGGGGAGAGGTTAAGACCAACGCAACCTCACACAATGAAACCTTGGCTACTCGTTTGTTGGAGCACATCCACGGGATCGAATACCAAGGCAAAGCGGTGAAGCGTCCAGAAGGAATCCCGCACTGGGTCAGCGAATTAGTGGAAAGCGTGAACAACCAACTGCCCGATGATTGCCCAATCAATATCAGGCTAGCAAGAGTCGGTTTAGCAGTAGCTCAGGGGGAACGATGAACGAAGCCGTCAAGAAATTTCTTGAAGAAGGGGGCCAGATCACTCAAATTCCGTTTGGCGTACCACGCGACATGCAAGTGTGTATGAACTGCAAAGGGTTGTTTGAGAATAAGGATCTGACCAAGGGGATAACGAGACGATGCCAGAAGTGCCACCAAAGGCATACGAGCTACAAGGAGCGCCGGTAGACATGTTCTATCAAGCCATTGTGTGCCAAGAGAAACTGCGGGAGCGGTACATATCTGAGGTTCTAGCTTCAGTGATCGCGCCGTTCAGCGAGGAAACCAAACGGCAGATTTACGAATGGCAAAGGGAGGGAATGAGCACGAGGTGGATGGCAGACCAACTAGGTGTCACACGACACAAAGTGATGCTGCTAACCAAGCGGACTTCCTGGCCCTCTCCCTCTAACCTTTCTTAGCGTTCCACGTGGAACTATTCGTCTTCCTCGGATGGTTCCATTTCTTCTTTGATCTGTTGAGCGTGAAACCTAATGTTCTGATCGGCTTCTTGCTGGGCCAGTATCAACCTCACAACCTCCGCCCGTAGCTCCATGATCCTGTTAGCGCGGATCTTAGAATCTCCGCTTAGTTCTTCTTCCGTGTATTCAACGCCGTCGATTGTGATCATTTGATTCTCCTAGTTTTTAATCAACACACATTCCACGAAGACAGCAACTTCATTCTCACTGCTGCTGGACTTCGCTTGGAACTCAAAGTCAGTCTTCTCCGCGATTTTGAACGGCACCTGACGGTCGTAGCTTACCTGACTGGTGGAAAATGTCGCCTCTGCAACATGTAGCACTCTCCCCGTGTGGCTGGATAGCTTATTCCTGACCGTTAGATACTTGTTTGGGTTAGCTGTCGCACTGTTGAAGTCGATGCGGAAGATGTAGAGCGAATACCCTGCTGGCACCGTGTAGATGCAAGCCTGCGTGGTTCCCAGGTTGGTGCCGATGAAAGCGTAGGTGGTGCCGCCATTGCTGATAGAGATTTCACCAGCGTTCTGCCCTGACAGGATGATGGCAGAGTTAACCCGAAGGAAGTTCGCAGAAGTTGTGACTGCTGATGTGCCAGTGAGTGTTACAGTCTCGGTGATCTGGTTGTAGCTGGAATCCAACCCCGCCACCAGAACGTCCATGGTGTCGCTAGCGCTCGTCGAAACCAGATCCATGGGAACAGCTGAGGAAGGGAATACATACGCTCCACCGTCGTTCCAGAGCGTCTCAAAGGACGTTCCCACAAGGGTGTTGAATCCAAAGATGTTGACGGCTGACTGGTCCCACATCTTGCCTTGTGCAACGTCGAATAAATAATGGGGGGTGGGTCTTTGCTGATGGTATTGGTACATGGTTGCCTCAAATTGTGTAAGCCAGCCAGACGGCTAGCACGATTCCTATACTCATGACGGCAAGGTGCGTCATCTGCGCGTCAGGTACGCCAGCAAGCCTCCCAGTGCTATAGGAAGAAATATCAAGATGAAGAACGCAGCTATGGCGTATTCCTTGGCCTGCTTCCAGAATGCCTTCTTCCTAGCCGCCTCTCTCGCCAGTCTTAACTGCTCGGCCTTCCTAGCATCGGCCATCTGCTGCATACATTCAGAATAGAGATGACCGTTACCAGATACGGTGAACAGGTCTTTTATCTCCTTCATCGTCTCGTCTATCTGCTTTTTAGCCAGCGCAGCGGCGATCACATCTTTCTCGTTCAACTTGCCTTCATTCTGGGCACGTTGCAGTTGCACCTGAGCACTTCCTAGGGAGGAGACGAACCCGGCAATGCTCTGGATATCATTCGTACTCTCGGCCACGGACTTTATCGCCGACGTTGCAGCGTTAACCCCAGCTATAATCGCTGAGACTTCCGCTATCACTGGAGATTACTTACTACAACAGTGACAACACCCGTTACGGCAGAGGCGACTACAAGCCACGCCAGCTTCTCCCACCGTAGAGCGTGGGCATCAGTAGCCTTGCGCAGTTCTCTAAGCTCCACCAGAGCCTCCCCCCACCTCTGAGCACATTCTTGCTCGTGCTTCGCTATCTTCTCTAAGGCTTGCTCTGCTCTGTCGCTCACCACGGCACCCCGTCAGCGGTTGTAGGGTTCTTCTGCTCATTGATGTTAGCCGTTAAGCTAGCTTCAATAGCATCAACGTCTACTTCAGCCTGCACCCAGCCAATGACATCAGCTTCCGTTAGGTCATCATAGGCGATGTATCCCTCAGAGGAGGGGTCTGGGGTAAATCCACAGGTTCCGTAGGATGAAGCGCTATAAGTATCCTCCCCCACAGTTTCTTCTTCGGTTACTCGCCAGTGGGCAACGATAACGCCTCCCGCTAAGTCGCCCTGTAGGTCTCGTTCAAGTGTTGAGATAGTCCATGTAGCCATTTTAGTTCTCCTAGATTGCTGCGATGATGAAGGCGAGTAAGTTTTCATAACAAACATTCAGGCTGTTTTGCTCATTGCCTTCGTCGTCTGTTGTTGTTGCTGATTTATAAACTTGATAATCGTTAGCGTCTAAGCCTTCAGCTTCAAAGGCAGCTGCTAAATCTTGCGCAATAATTCCAAAGTGTATGTTTGCACTATCGCCTTCTGAGGCTACCGTATCTATAAATCTAAACGCTTTCAGTAAGCCTTTAGCTGCAACCGCTACATTGCGTTCTGCATCCGTTAAGTCACGAATGTCCTGCTTCATGTTGCGGTCAGACGTTTGGTATGTTGAGCCGCTACGGTAGATGTCTTTCCAACGACCGCCCGGTATACCTAAGTCGATAGTATTGTCTCTAACGGCGTTGCTTGAAGGATTCCAAGGCTGTATTGAATTGCTTGTAGCTGCAAATAAAACGCCAGTAGCGCCTGTACCAATTCCCATGTTTCCAGAACTGTGAGAAAAGATACTACCTACTGCTGTCGTATCACGGTAAAACGACACCAAGGCACCATCGCTACTCTTGCGGTTGATTAAGACTGGCGTTCCTGCGCGTGTGACAAACAGCCGGTCGTTTGATCCATCAATTTCAATGCCAGCGGTGTTGTAGTTAGATGCAGTCTTGCCCACCAAAAGATTACCGCTGGAATCTATGCGCATGCGTTCTGAGCTGCTAGTAGCTAATGCTATTACTCCCTGACTTGAAGGAGCATTAATTGTGTGGACTGCACCATTGAAAGAGGCACTGGCAGAAGATGTAAACGTTAATGCTCTACCATTTGAGCTATCATCGCCACCTACAATTAAATAAGTGCTATTTGTAGCACCCTCTACTTCAAGTTGAGCAGCAGGTGAGCTACTGCCAATACCAACATTGCCGCTTCCAGTTAATGTTAAAACGTCGGCGTGTGTTGATGCTCCGTTAGCAACCGAAAACTGCATTTTTTGGTTTGCTGGGGTTGAGCTTAAAGAGTTCCGAATGATGTTCCGGTAAGTTAGGTTTTCTGCTGAACCTCCAAAAAACACACTGTTAAAGAAATTTCCATCATATTGGTCGCCTACAACTGTAATAGGTGTGTTGTAAGAAACTAATCCAGAAGCATAGTTACTAGGCGAAGTAGTGTTAATACCCAACGACTCCGCAGAAGCATCCCAGAAGAACTTAGGCGTTGTGCCTGTGTCCTCGTAGAAGCTGATATCGCCTGTTTCAGCAATACGCAATCGCTGTCTGTCTGTTCCATCTACCGTGTCTGAAGTTTCAACAATAAAATCAGCACCGAAGTTAGCTCCGACACGCTCACTAATTAGGTTTACATTACAAGCACTGCCTACATTCTGTAGAACTGCTTGGACTCTTGTACCGCTAGCACTTGTGGTGTTAGCAAAAGTAGCGGCTGTTACGGTTCCAGCACTAGCACCATCAACAGTCAAACCATCAGCAGTCACTGTGCCAGTAACGTCTATGCCTGTGGAGGTTGTGGCTAGTTTTTCTGCTCCTGCATAGAACAACGAAACTTTGTTGCCTCGTTGCATGTATATGTAATTATCACTAGAGGTGCCGTCTTCAATTGTTACCGCATCTCTTGCTTGTATAACTAGCTCGCCAGTTCCTACTTCAGAAATGTAGCTATTAGACCCATCATGGTAAATCTGTAGGTCAGAGCCAGCACCAAAGATGGCTTTGTCATTGTCGCCGAAGGATATGTTGGCAGTGGTGGAGATGTTGTTGGTGATAGCCCAATTGGAACCATCCACCCGCGCAAGCTCAAATCCAGAAGCCGTGGAGCCGTCATGGACGTGTAGGCTATCGTTTGTGGTGTTGACCGACACTTCCCCTTCCGCACCC